GGAGTGGGTGAAGAAAATGTCGTCCATTTCGGCTTCAAGTTGGGCGGCTTCCATGCTGATCCACCGTGGCACGTCGGGGGCGGTCTGCCAATGCGGTTCACCCAGTTCGGCGTTGTATTCCAGCACGTCGGCGGGGTCGGTGGTGATGACATCGGCGTCTTCGATAGACCCGGCTGGCACCATCAGACGGGCGTTCGCCGCTTTGCGCATATGTTCAAGGATGGTGGAGCGCGCCCGGTTGTAGGCGTACTGGATGTCACGGGCGGGAGTGAGCAGGGTGTGGCCGACCCATGTGCGCGGAATACGGCGTTGCGTAAACACCGCCAAGTTGAGGCTGGTGAACGGGAACGGCCAGCCTTGCCCGTCACCATACGAGTACACCTGTTTGTTGTTGACGACATGGACAACACAGCCGGGGGTGCGGTTAGTGGGACGCTCGTAGTAGCAGTAGACGAGGGTGAGGCGAGGCGGTTGGCCTTGCGGTCGGCGTGACAGAAGGGTGCGATGCCGTGCCGACAAGGCCGCTTCAGCATCCGGCACCGGGTCAAAATCAAGGTTGTATCGTTCTTTCACCTGCTCAGGGGGTAAAGCGACACAGCGAATCCAGTAGCGGGCTGATTCCACGTCGGGGGAACCGGGTTCTAAACAGAACTCGGAAATACCTAGCGGAGTGAGACGCACCCCACCGGCAGGGATGTCAATGCCGGTCGCCAGGTCGGTGGCAACGACTTTACCCATACTCGGGTCCCAGTCAATGGAGATGGCGGCGGCACCACCGAACATGGTTTGCAGCAAAGACTCTTCCCTGATCTCAGCCCAATTCTGTTCGTAGGCTTCGGACAACAACAGTTGCTCTTGAAGATGTTGGCGACGCAGGTTGGAGTCGTCGATACCGGACGGTTCGACTTCCCAAATCAGCGGGGAGCGGGTCATTCGGGCGATCAAGTTGGTGACACGCGGGCCAAACTTGTCGACGGTAATGCGGGTAAACCGTTCCGCTTCAGTCGCATAATCCAATTCTTGGACGATGTTACGGGTGTGATCCCACCAAACCCATTGGTGACCCCCGAAATAGGAGGCGTTCATCCAATAGTCGCGTCGTTCTTTCAACAGGTATTGGTCGGCTTTCGACCACAAGTTGATGACTTCTTGCGGTTTGGGTGGTTCCCACGGCTTGTTCACGGTCCTACTGCCTCAACTGGTGTTTCCCACGCGGAGCGTGTTTTGGTGTCGTCACGATCTTTCTTGCGTGGCTTACGACTCTGCTCGGCCGCTATTGCGACAGCTGGACTCTTCGCCAACAATAGATTAGTCAGACGACGGTTCTCTCGTAGCAACATTCCGATGACGGCGGCCAAAACGACGATAGCGACGGTGGCAATCACAGGTCACCCACAAAGTCGGTGTTGACGGCCGATTCCTCCCGACGAGGGCGACCGCGCTTGCGGACGAGGGGTGCGTCCGCTTCCGATGGTGCGTCATCGTGCGACAGATCACCCCCGTCGGTCGGAGGCACGGAGCCTGCCTTCTCCGTAGAGGAAGACTGTACACCATGCACAGCCCCGGCAATCGCCGCTAAACGCTGTTCGGCATCTTCGGCACGGTTGATGAGTTTGGCGACCACACGGTTCAACGTGTCCACTTCACCGTTGTGGGCGAACGCCAACCCTCGAGACGGGGCGCACATCCGGCCGATCTCGACCGCACAATCAGCACAAATGTAGAGACGAGTGACAGCGGACGGGTTCAAGTCCTCTGGACTGTTGTGGCCGTCCAAATCCTGTTCCATGTCGATGATCGGTTTTGCTACACCACGGCAAATCCAACAGCAACCAGGCAGATAGTTGTAGTTGTCAACCAGTCTCATTCACAATCTCCGTTTCTTCGCGCTTTTGTCAAGACGCTCTATGAACTTTTGGACTTTGCCTTCTGCACCGGGCATTGTGACCTTGTTTTTGCGCGAAATGTCATTGTACGGGCGGCAGGCTAAAAGGTACCTTAGTGCGTCCACGGCATGATCTTCGTCATCTGTGTCAATGTCTTCTACCTGCACTTTGGCGTGACGCATAGCTGGGAGGGTGCGCAACAGGTTTTCGCAGGTGGAGAACACTTTCAGTTTCGGTTCCCCTGAAATCGGGGCCGGTTGCAGGTAGCGGCGCACGTTCTGCCAGCCGGACACACGCGCGTTCTTGGCGCGGGTGACATGAACACCGAGACTGTTGTACACACCTGCAACAGTTGTCCCCATCCCGGATGTGTTGCTGTAGGTGGACGGGTCGATAGCGGTGGCGGTGACATTCTCAAACCGGCCATTGGACATTTTGGACATTTCTTTGACTTGTGCCGCCTGTTGGGCGACCGTCAGGTTCCGTTGGTACGCCTCCCTGTACACATAGCAGATGCCTGTGGCAGGGTTCCACGCCCCCCACAGACAGCAGTACGGGTTAGCGGTACCAAAGTCGATACCCCGATAGCGAGGCCATTCGGCTGGCACCTCGAACGGCTCCACAACGTGCAGATCACGGCGAAACTCGGTGAAATACTGGCCGGTGAACGTGTCCCAGTCACCTAACAGTTTCTGTTTACGTTCCGTTTCAGGGAGCATTGACAGGTGTTTACGGTAGGTGGGGTCAATGTGCGGGTTGTCGTCGACGGTGGACGGCACGAATGCGACCACTAAATGGTTGTTCGGGTCGTGAGGAATGTCGAGTTGGGCGAGTTCGCTGTTGTTATCAGGGAGTTCGACGCGCCGAACGATGTCAGGGTTCTCAAACCCGTCACGCACGTCGTAAACGACCGCAAACCGGCCGTGTTGGGTGGGTTGGACGAGCATCCGATACAGGAACGTGTGGCCTCGATCACCGGGGTTGGTGGCGAACATGACGTGGGTGCGAACACCCTGGTTAGCCATATGACGGGATGTTCGCAGACGGCCGGAGATCATCAGCATCTGATAGGGGGTGAACTGGGTTGCCTCATCAAACCCGATGAAGTCGTATTCGGCACTCATGTATTGGCCGACATCCTCGTCTCGGGCGCAAAACCCGTATTCGATGATGCTCGAGTTGTCATACCACCAGGCTTTCACGTTGTCGATGGACCGCAGTTGAGCTTTCACATCCAGTTGGGCGTACCGCACTTGTGAGCGGATGATAAGCGACCGGCGTAGTTCGGGGAGGGCGGTACGGATGAGGAGGGTGCGATGACCAGGATGTTTCGCGGACAGTTCGTGGGCGTGGAAGGCGAGCAGTTCGCTCTTACCACCACCGGCGGCACCGCCGTACAGCAGCCAGTCCGTTTTCCGTACCAGAATGTGGGCGCGTTCCTGCCGAAGGTTGCCGGTCAGCCTCCACGCCGACAGATCAGCCTCAAGTAGACGCAAATATTCGTCTTGTTCGGCGGTGGTGAGTTGAAGAAACTCGTCGTCGGACAGCAAATTCATAGGTCGCTCATTGTTCTTCCGTCAAATCGTTTGTTAGCGACCGGCAGGTTGTTAGCAACAATGCCAATCTTGTTGCTTGGCGCACAGACAGCCAGCAGGTCGTTGTCGGACTGGTCATAGTATCCAGCCTTGGTCAACGCTTCTAGCGTCGGGAACACGTCGGCGTGACGGTCGGTGTCCCGGTCAATCATGTGATCTTGTTTCCCGCCATACGAGTAGATGACACGAAAGTTGGTTGGCAAAATAGCGTTCTTTAGCATGGCGACTTCTTTGGTGTACGCATAAAACAGCAGGTCTTCCCAGTCTTCGGCTAGGTCAATCCATAGTTGCAGGTAATCCTCGGAAAAGAAGTCTCCGGCATCGTGAATGCGAAGTGCTTTACCGCCGTTGGCGATCCAGCCTGCCAGCCATTCATCATTTGGGTCGTGGTCAATCTGTGCCGGTTGGCCGGTGGGACGCATTCGTTTGTGAGCAAGTTCAACAGCTATTGCAGTTTGCCATTTTTTTGGTGTTTCCAGCACCATTTTTAGGTTGGCGAGGTGTTTGCGCCGCACGTTGCTGAAGGTGTAGGTGCCAAACTTTGCGTAGCACACTCGGCCGCAAGCTAGAGCGTTAGGACAGCAGTTGAACCTTGTTCCGTCGCCAAGATCAACAACATGCGCTGGGATCGTCCAATTCCACACACCGACACGGCGTAGTTCGCTGTTCTGTGTCAACAAACTCATGCAGTTCCGTCCCCAATCGCCCGTAGGCCAGCCTCGACACGCTGTTTAGCGGTGGCGCGCAACTCTTCGAGACGGGACTGACGGTCTTCCGGGTTGCCGGTGCGCTGCTCCTGAATAGAAGTCGCCTGCCCAGACTCCAAACGAAGGATGTCATACCAGATTTTCGCCACTTTCGTCGCT